ACCATTATCACCAATTAATATGAGATCATAAACAATATTGTCGCAATCAATACCATTACCATCGACTATGATATATTCTAAATCTTTAAATGGACTATACGTCCTGTAACCATCTTTTTGTGGCCACATTTTTTCGTGTTGTTCTTTTAAACCTTTGAACCAATCTTGTGGTTGTTCTAAGTCCGGTTGTAGTCTATAATCTGTTGTTAGTTCTTCACCTTTTTTGATATTTTTTGATGCAACCAAGTATCTTTTATTATTAATTCTTTCATTATGACAATTAGGTTCGTCTTTATGATTGTGCATTTTACCTAATTCTGTGAATTCGTAGTCAATATGCATTTTTTTAATTGTGTGTAATAGTCCTATCGTTTCTCCCTTTTTTAAATCTTTTTTTGCAAATACCCCCTTACCACCTAATTTACTTTTATCAACATAATATTTTTTACTTTCTTCTTTAGATTCTCGAATATTTGTATTTTCTGAATTCATTTTTTCATTTAAAATGTCAACAAAACGATCTTTAATCTCCTTTACTAAATCTAAATAACCTCTTTCTTGTTTTTGATTCATTAATGACTCAGTATCAACACCCTCTCTTTTCATTCCACTGATTGCTGCTTGAATTTGTTTTTCAGATAATTTTCTAAATCTTAAAAGTTTTTGTTTTATATCTTTTATGAATGAATTTTGACCTTCGTAGAACGCAATAGGAATTGCCTCTTTTGGTAAATCTTTGGTGTATGGTTTGTCATAACCACTATACATAAAATTAATTCCTGAAATATTTGTGATACATTTGTGTCCTCCTGAATTTGCAACCAAAAAATCGTATCCGTTAATTGATTGTGTTTCGGGATTGTATGATGGCATCGATCCATAAAGCGCCATCATATCTCTTGATGTGAATCCTACAGATTCTTTTGTCGCTTCTTTTTCTGCAATTCTTTTGATAGTTCTAAATGGTAGTATTTGTTTTTCTAACTCCGGTTTGAAATCTAATAAAACTTGATCTTTTATCTCACCTAAATTTATGCCTTTAAGTGCCCTACTTTCTTTGAAGGGGTTACATGATGCTTGAACTGTACCAAAAGGCATTCCTGTGACAAGGAAATCAGCGTCAGGATTGTTTCTAAATGGTGTATATCTATCGTAAGCACCTGGTTTCATTGTTGATCCAAAACCATATTGTGATAGAATATTACCTGTTACCTCAACACCCGAATCTTTTCTACTTTGTACATAATCTTCGGTGTTTTTTGTTAATATTTCAGGGCTCGCATACCCCTTTTCTAATGCTACTTTTTTTATGAAATTCAAAATACTTAAAAGGGATGGTTTTGCGTTTAAAACAATATCTTCCAAAAAATTAGGTTTACCTTTATACGCTAAAAGTAGTTTATTAACGACAAGTCCCATTAACATTTTATTTCTTTTTAATGTTTCGTTTTTGTCGTATTTGAAAAGATAGTTCATCACCATTTCAGGTGTTATTTTATTTGCTACAAAATTTGCAGAATCAACCGTTGATATCAATAATATATCTTCTGCTGTGAAAATTTCTTTTGGTGATAATATTTGAGATATTGTTTCCACGTTAGATCTTGCGTGCCTAAAACTTGTTGCGGTGTCACTTTCAACCCCCGCTTGACTGTCGTGGTGGTCTGTATGTATAACAAACATCGGTTTACCGTGTGCAAAATCAACTAATACTGGCATCACATCACCCTCACCTTCAGGTTTTTTAATTGCAAATTCTTTATTACCATATTGAATTACTTCAGCGTCAATAACTCTTATCCCATGTTGTTCGAGGTAGTTTTTCATTGCTAAGGCTGTTGTTACGCCGTCTAAATCTTGGTGAAAATAAATTTTAGCTTTTTTGTATCTTTTTGCTAGTTTATTAATATCCCTAATTCCTGATTCTTTAATTAGTCTTTTCATACTAAATAAATATGAAACAAAACAAAAAAACCAACCTTACTGTTGGTCTTCTTTTACTTCTTCTAACTTTTTAAAGTATTTTACCCTTGTTCTTGCAATTTCCGTGTAATTTGGTGATAATTCTATCCCTAACCATCTTCTTCCTAACACTTCAGCAGCTACTAAACTAGTACCACTACCAACAAACGGATCCAAAACTATATCGTTCTTATATGACAATATTTTAATAGCCTTTGTTGGTATGTCCATTGAAAACGTTGCCTTGGTGAGTGACTTAGTGTCGGCAAAGTAATTCCACTGACCAAATACAAGTTCCATGAATTCTTTTTTATCTTGTTCCTCGTATACGACTTTTTTCTTAATAGTACCATCTTCTTGTTCTATTTCAGTTGGTGTTCCTTTCCACTGTGGTTCTCCTTTTACTTTTTTAATATGGTGTTTTTTATAAGCTAAAATAACACATTCTTTTGGGTTATATATGTAAGGTGACGATGGTGACATCCATGAACCCCATGCGGTGGTTTTACTTCTATGTGGTGATTGTTCTTCCAAATCAACAATACCAAAGAACCCATAACCAATTTCTTTCATAATTTGCCACATCTCTGAAACAAAAAAGATACGACCACCCTTTTTTTGCCTGTTAATTTCATAAGGGATGTTTAATGCGATACGACCATCGTCTTTTAATACGTTATATGCTTCAGTTAACCAATTTTTACTGAATATTTTATAGTCCTCAAACTCAACATCATCTTCGTAAACATCATAGGTAATACCTACACCATACGGACAACTAGTAACTATCAAATCAATGGATCCTTCAGGTAATGTTTTCATTACCTCAATACAATCACCATTTATAATCTTTCCTGTTTCTATCATTTTTCTAATTTAATTTTATTATCTAATAAGTTTTGGTTTATCAATAACATATCGGGACTAACTTTTATCATGAGAGCCGTGTTACTTTTAGATTTTACTGATTGAAGGTTTTCGAAAGTATCAATTTTAGATGCAAATCTTGTTATTGACGTATAGTTTCCTTCTTTCAATTTATATATTTCTTTGTTTCCAAATCTTCTAATATCTTCTAAATTGAAAATCGGTGTTTTTCTAATTAGTGTTTTATTTTTGTATGATAACCAATCATAATTGTAATCTTCATTGTTATTTATTTTAGATAAAGAATTTTTCAAGGCTTTTTCTAAACATTCAATATTTTCAAAATCACACTGTAACTTTATTATATAGTTTTCATAGTCTTCTGTGATAACTACATTAGTAATACCTTCTTGCTCTTTTAGTTTTTTTTTAAATAAACTAATTTTTTCTTTAATTTCAGATATTTTAGGAATTTTTTCTCCATATAAACTATCAAGAGCAAGTATTGCTGTAGTTTTGGTTTTACTTTGGCTAAGGTTAATTGAATACTTAAATGTTCCTGACCCATCTGAATTGATTTTCAAATCTTCAATTATTTCAACACAAGAAGTTAAAAGTAGTATTAATAAAAAGTAAAAATATTTCATTTTTTCTCTAATGTATCAATATGGTGTTGTAAATACCACAACGCCTTTTTTAGGTCTTGCAACTCTTTATCTTTTTCTTTTTTACCGGCTCTTGAAATATATTTTACGGTATTTCCTAAACTAAACCCAAGATCCCAAGCATCTATCACTTTAATTGCTTCATACGGGTTTGTCTCTCCTCCATAATGTTCAGGGTGATTTACTTGTTCTTTACTCATAAATTCCAAGTTCAATTAAATAACTTCTTACTTGTTTACCTAAATCAGCATCGTTAGGGTATTTTTTCATCAACTCAATAATGTGTTTTGGGTCAACATCAATTGATTTGTTTTTAGTTACCGGATGTTTGTATCCGAACTCTTTTTCTTGTCTTAACTCGTTTAATGATCTTTGTTTTACTACCATGACTTTTTTATTTCAATAATATCAAACTATATTTTATTTGTCAAATTTTTGTGTTTGATAATTTTTGATTGTATCATGTAGTTCATTATTTTTCTTTTTGCGATTGGAAGTAATGTTTCTTTTAAAGGGTAGTTATTATTTTGATTAACATTAAAAACAATTAATTTACTATGCACCTTTGGGTCTTGTAAATCTTTAATAAGTGGTCTTTTTACTTCTTTTAATTTTTCGTCAAAGTCTCCTTTTGGGCATTCACATATTTTTTTAATGTGACATTTTGTTTCAATGTTTCCTTTTTTAATTGGTTTTATAATAAACTCATATAGGTATGTTTTGTCTTTATAGTCTAAAAAGAAAAGACCTTGTTTTGGTTCAATATTTTTTGGGTTTTGTACAGGATCTATTGAAACAGTATCATTTACAATGTCCCAAATTGCTTTTGCATGATTAAAGTAATCAGTAAGTTTTGTTGATGAATATTTACAAACATGATAAACTTCAAGTATTTCTTCTTTTGTTAATAATGGACAATCAACCGGTATTAAATCTGAAATTAATATTTCATCATCAGGATCCTTTAATGTTCTATTAAGTGTTAAGATTTGACCCTTTTCAATTAAAAGGTTAATACTTGCAAGGTGTAATGATATTTCTTGAAACTGGGGGTATAGTTTAAAACTATTTAAGTTTTTATCTAATTTTTGTAAATAACCTAAAAGGGTTAATTGTTTGTGTTCTAAATCAATAGGTTCTTGAAATAACCAGTCAGTTTTCATTAAAATGTTTTTAGGTAAAAAATAGATGTTTTTTTGATTAGTGTAAATGATTAGTTATTTCTCATAACATAATATTCCTCTCCGTTGATGTTATATGAGTCTTCTGTTCCGTCATAACCATTTAAAGTTTCCCCATATCCATCAGATCTAATTACGTAATCAATAGCCGCTTCAACATCAACAAAATCTAAAAGGTTTTGATCAGAAAACCCTCTATCTTTTAATATACTAAATATATCGTCCATATTATCATCGACCATTCCTTCTATTGTGTCTTCAATTTCTTGCTCATTATAATCACCTTCTGGATTTTCTTTAATGTCTTCCATTAATTGTTCGTAGTCGTAAATGTCGTTTTCAATTTCTTCTTGTTCTTCATCAGTTAATCCACCTTGTTCAAGTTTTTGATTTAATCTATCAATACTTGCTTGGTGTATTTCTAAATATTGTTTTTGTTGTTCCGTTAATTCTTTATTTATATTCCAATCTTCTGGACTTTCTCTAATATATTCACTATAATCTTCATAAAGGTAGTCTCTTACGTATCTTTCATCAATATGGTTTTCCCAAACGTGTTCTCTGAATGCATCAAAACCAAGTTCTTCAATTAGTGATTCAAGTTTTTCTTTTGCTGCTTCATATATTTCATCACCTTCATAAACAACATATTCACTTTCAAAAACTTTTCCACCCAACCACAAATAAACACTTGAATCGCCATAGTGTTTGTATTTTTCTTTAACTAAAAAATACTTATCTTCATCTTCTGTTGGTACTCCTCTTTCTTCTAAGTACATAAAAATGGCTTCTGTTTCATTTGATTCTTTATCATCATTTTCAACATTCCAAGCACCTTCTTCTCTTAATTCGTTTTGATATGCAATTCTTTCTTCGTATATTTTTTGTTTTTCTATTCTTTGCATTTCAGAACCCCAATAATCCATTCTT